ATATGGATGTGTTATTTAAAAATGTATTGAATGATTATATTGGTGATGAAAAGAAAGTGTTGTTAGAAGAATTTAGAAGAAATTTTGAAAATGATAGTTTGTTTGGATTATTATATAATTTTAGAGGAGGTAGATGGAGTGTGAATGATTATAGTGATAGATTTGAGAATTGGTGTAGAAGAAGTGGTATGTTAGTTAAGGAGATAATTAATGATAGTAGTTATAAGAGAAGATGGTTAGTTAAATAATAATTAATTAGTTTTAATATAGATGAAATAGTTTGAAAATATATATTAAAATAGTTGCTAGTTACAATCTTTATTCCTATCTTTAAGTATAATTAAAAAATCAAAAATATGTTAGAAACAATCTTATCCTTCATTTCAGAATTCGTTAGCGGTTATATTAATATGTTTACTGAATTCGAATTTACATTTGATCATATTAGTATGATGATAGCGCTTACTATATGGATGATTAGTATGGTAGGCTTTTACGGTACAATAAGCTATCTTATTCTTTCTGGAATAAGTAATGGTATGAAGAACGTATTAATAGCTGCTCGTAAAGCTATCTTATCTATTGATGCTGATTTAAGAGAGGAAGTTAGAAGTTAATAACTCCTCCTACAACTCACTCGCAATTGGACAGCCGGTTGATGTAATGGTTACCTCATACTGCCATAACACTGCCGGTATTGTTCCCTAAAGGGCTCGTAAGGTGCTCGGGTGAGCTTGTCTAATTTCCCTCTTTCTGCTAGATTTCGGTATATAGTAATATATAAATATATATAGATATATTGTTTATACTCTTCTAACCTTCTTAATAGCGTACTCTAAGATAAGAGGTACCGATACACAAAGTACTAATGTGTAATCGAAGACCGTTGCACTTCCGGGATACATAATAAGCTTTGTACCTACCACCAGTTGTACAATAGAGATTAAAAACCACCCTATAGGCTCCATTGCTTTAAACATAACATTTATATTAAATTAATTAATAGGTATATCTTACTGGGATCTACCTGTCTTTACTGTAGTTAATGCTCTTTCATATACTTCCTCTAGTTTCATTCTAGGGTTAGACTCACGGATGGTGGACACTTCTTTAAAAAGAGCATCTCTTAAACCTAACTCATGAGCTTCAAACACTATTAATTCGAGTGTGGACATGTATAAGACCGTTAACTATACTTTAATATAAGAACTTTTTGGGCGTTTTCCAACTATATCGAGGAAAAATTTTGCAAAAAATTTTCACATATAAGGTTATATTTATTATAGATGAGTAAGAAATTGGATCCACATACGTTATTCTCTCTATTTGAAAAAGGAGATGAAGAGATATACAAAGAGCACCAGCAAGAGGATGTTCTACAGAATCCTTTTGTACTAATGGGAATGGTGGTGAGAGGATTAGAGAACTTTTACGTAATGGACGGTATGTATTCCAGGAGTTACGGTAAGAGGTATACGGATAATAAGCCTTCTATACGATATGAATACTTTAATAAGATGTTAGGATATCTTAAAAGAATAGATTTAGACAATATAGATACGTTGTATACGGTAGGAGAGTCATTCCAAAAGGGAGAGGTGGATTTAAGTCTAAATCATCTATTGAAATATTTCGAAAAGATAGAAGAGTACGAAAAGTGTGCTGTTATATTGAAATATATAAAATATTTAAATAAACCTGTTGAAATAGTTGCTTAATTGACAATTTTTTCTTATATTATAGTATAAATAAAGGTTATATATAATGGGTTTAAAAAGAATTACCAAAGAGTATGCTGAAGGTCTAATCAAAGTCTCTGACGACTTAACCAATACCGAAGCATCTTATTTCACATTAACACCGTCTACTGATCCTCAGAAAGCAGCCGAAGGCTGGGAAGACGTTACTTACTACACTAATAGACCAAAAGAGATTATTATACCGAAGGGTATGACAGGATGCCAGTGGGTATATGTACTTACAAATCCTACTATGCCTGGTCTATGTAAGATAGGCTTTACAAAGAATAAACCATCTGAGCGTGTTAAGCAAATTAATAGTGCTACCGGTGTAGCTTTAGACTTCGTCGTAGAATGGGCTTTCCCGTGTTTTAATGCACATGATGTAGAACAACAAGTACATAAGTACTTAGAAGATAATGGTTTACGAGTTAATAAAAGTAAAGAATTTTTCAATTTAACTGTAAATGAAGCTAAAGCTGTAGTAGAACGTATTGGTCAACCTTATAAAATGGAATCTAATGAAAGCTATTAAAAGAGAAACTAGAGCAAAACTATCAAATAACCCTACTGGAGAATTAATTAAGATAGTTACACCTTGTATTAAACACAAAATCGCGAGGCAACTTCGCGCGTTTCGCGCGGCGAGCTCCCTTATCCTTGCCTTTCTCGCCCTCTCCTGCTCTAAAGAAGAAGTAGATGTACCTCCTATTTGTGTAGATGGAGATTGCTCTGCTCAGTTTATTGTTAATTATCCTCAAGATGTAAACGGTTACTTCCATGTGGATCTTAATTTTGAAGGTCAGTACTACCCGAGGTTTAATATAGAGCTAGATGCAGATGCTACTCACGAAGCTTGGAGGTATAATGATAGACCGGTTGTAGTAGCAGCTTTTGATACAGATACGTATTGGCAGTTTCAAAACGACTACCTTCCAGTTGTTCAGGGGACAAATATCTACTTAAGCCTTCAGAGTAGTGGTAGAATGTACGGAAAGCGTATAGTTGGCCCAATTCCTCCGGAGATGGTAGGGGATACCATTACTATCTATCCTCAAATTATGTGGGATGCCGGTAATGCTTATCAGGTAAAAGACTTTTCTTTAAAATTTATCATAGAATAGTTGCCTTTCTGCAAAATTTTATATATCTTCAATATATGTTATAAGGATATATAATATAATATAAAAAAATATAATATATAGATATATAAATATATATAATAATATAACAGATATAAATATAAAAATAGGTTAAATATGTTATCCGCGGAGCAAATTCAAAAAAATTACGAAAAACACTTAAAAATCATAGATCATTATATAACAGACCGTAAAGATGCGGTTAAAACTATGTTAACACATATGGAGTCTGCTTATGTTATGGCTCCTGCAAGTGGAAAATCTTGGCACCATAATGCTTTTGCAGGTGGATATGTGGATCATGTCAATAGAGTAGTTGAATATGCAATAAAACAACATAAGCTTTATGAGGAAATGGGTGGGACAATTGATTACACTCAAGAAGAGTTAGTATTTTCTGCTGTTTTTCATGATCTAGGTAAATTAGGTGATGGAGATACTGAAAATTATATACCTCAGACTGATAAATGGCGTCAAGATAAGCTATCAGAGATGTATACTTACAATCCTGATCTTGATTTTATGCTTATTCCAGACCGCTCACTGTTTATTTTACAGAAATTCGGTATAAAAGTTAGTCAGAAGGAGTTTTTAGCTATCAGATTACATGATGGTGTGTTTGATAAAGCTAACGAAGCTTACTTCTTTAGTAATATGGAGTCCTCAAGACAGAAAACCTCTATTATCTCAGTACTTCACAGTGCAGACTTTTTAGCTTCTAAGGTAGAATACGATATGTGGAAGAAAAACGGCGGTTCTACTGCTCCAAAAGCGCAAAAAACAGCTTCTACAACAGGAAAACGTGTAAACTCATCGGAAGGGTTAACAAATATGTTAAAAAACTTATAAAATGATGATTTACCAGATTATTTCCGGAGTTTTAGTTGTACTTGTACTTATTTTTTCGTATATTATACGTAATCTAACTGTTAAAGTAGAGAAATATGAAGACGCTATTAGCGATCAGACAAAATATCTTCAAAATATCTCCGATTTAATAGTAGATTCACAAAAGCACCTTAACAGCCTTGATGAAAAAGGGGTATTTCAATCAGATGATGAGGTCGGTTATTTTTTTGATCAAATGAAAAACGTACAAAAAGAGCTAGACCGATACACGCTCCCAGAAAATTATGGCGAGAAAACGAGCGAAAGCTAACTATTTTACATCCGAGACAGAAGAGTATATAGTAAAGTATAATAATTCAGAAGATTCTGATTATAGAGCTAAGATCTTTACAGATCATATCTATCTTCCTTTTTATAAGTTAGCAGAAAATATTATACATACCTTTAAGTTCTACTACACCGATGTAGAGCAGATAGAAGATTTAAAACACGAAATAGTCACAGTTTTATTAGAGGAAAAGATAATGAAATTTGATCCTACTAATGGAGCAAAAGCATACTCTTATTTCGGTACTATTGTTAAAAGGTGGTTAATTAATTATAATAATAAAAATTATAAGAGGCTAAAACAAATGCAATCTTTTAGCGGAATTGAATCTTCTTATGAACATGACACCGATGACGTAGATACTACAGGAAAAATTACACTGAGCGCTTTTATAGACGCCTGGGTCGATACTATGTACGAGCAGATAGACCTCTTATTCGAAAAAGAATCAGAATTAAAAATAGCCGACGCCGTACTAACCATCTTCAAAACGAGAAACGACTTAGATATATTTAAGAAGAAAGCTCTATATATCTACATAAGAGAGATGACCGACTGTGAGACACCACACTTAACAAAAGTGATATCTAGATTGAAAGAAGAATTCTACGATAGGTACCAAAACCTGTACGACCAAGGTATGTTAGCTAAGTCTCCTAAGTAAGCTATTTATAATAAACTATTTTTATTATGAGTTTAGATAAAGAAATATTTAAAGGTAAAACTCTATCTGATCTCTTCGGTGAAATCTACGATAATTCTAAAGAAACAAAAGGGCAAGTTAAAGCTCTTATTTCTGAACTGAAGCCCCTTATAGAGAACATCGGAGACGCTACTCTCATTGTACCTATGATTAAGGAGTACATGGAGATAGGAGTAAAGAATGACGAACATTTGATTAAGTTAGCGACAGTAATACAACGTATAGAAACAGCCGCTGCTAAAGGTGAATCAGGTGAATTTGATTTCTCCTCTCTACAAGATCTCTTAGAAGAATCAGAAGCACTTGAACAACAAATTGAACAAGTAGAACCAAAACAAGAAGACGAAGATAATGGCTAATAGGTACGGTTCATCATCAAGTTACTCATCTCAAGGGGGAAGCGGAGGCTCTTCTACCCAAGGTGGATTACTATTTGGCAGAGTAAAATCTGTAATACTAGATTCTTTTCACCCAGACTATACTAAATTTGGAAAATCTCTAGCTATTAATGGAATCATATACTCTAAGCTAGGAGAAGGAGTTGATGAAGAAGATGATGACGCATTAGATTTTGCTTATCAAGGTAATACTAATATAAAAAAAGTTCCCCTACCCGGAGAGATTGTACTACTACAAGGAAGAATATCACCAGGTAGAGCAGATGCAAAACCTACCGACCTAGCGATATACTGGGTAGATATTATAAACACCTGGAACCACCCACATCATAATGCATACCCTGATACCTTACAGTTTATATCTGCGGATAATGATTTTGGAGATGATTTTGAAGAGCAATCTAAAATTAATCCTTTACAACCATTCTACGGAGATACATATATAGAAAGCCGCTACGGAAGTTCTATAAGATTTACAGGCACCAAACATGATTCCAGTCCCTGGGTAGATGACAGTAATAACGGATTACCCTTAACAATTATTAGGAACGGTCAGGTAGAATCAGAAAACGGTAATGATAACGTATTAGAGGACGTAAATGAAGATGCTTCATCTATATACATGACGTCTGATCACACAATAGAACTAGAACAAGCTAATGAAAAAAGAGAAGCTTGGGAAGAAGAACCAGAAAAAGCAGATACATTTAAAGGAGCACAGATAATTATCAACTCTAATAGATTATATTTTAACGCTAGAGAAGAAAGTGCCTTAATCTCTGCAAAAGAAGCATTTGGAGTTAACGCTAAGACAGTCAACTTAGATGGAGAAGACTACTTAGCGACAGATGCTAAAAAAATATACTTAGGAGTTGAAGCGTTTAGAGAAGCTGAACCAGTATTACTAGGAACAACATCAACAGACTGGATGGCAGATCACTTAGGATTATTTAAAGCATTAGTTAGCGCTATGGCATCGGCACCTCCCGTACCAGCAGCTTATGTTGCTAAAATGAAAGCAACAGCAAATGCTATAAAACCTCAGATACCTCCTTTAAAAAATAGATTACCTAGTCTTCACTCTAAAAAAGTATTTACTGAATAATGCCATACGTTAATATTCCATATAGTAAACTAGCAGGAAGTATCGCCGTTATAGTCGGGAAGATACAAGGTAATATTGCGGGTAAAATAGTTACTAAGACTGCAGCAATGCAGAAAGAGTTTAAAGCCAAAGGGTGTCCATCTAGAGAAGAGATGGTAAGAATGAAAGCTAAACACCAAGGACTAACCCA